CCGCCACGTTGGGCGCCGTGACCTTCGTCAGGTGATCGACGTACCGCTGCGCCTTGGCTGGCGAGCCAGCCAGCGTGGTCTTGCCTGCCCTGAGCAGGTCGCGGTTGTGCTTGTTGACGGGCGTCGGGTTTGCCCGGAAGTCGAAGCCCTGCTCCCTGAAGCGCCACGGGAAGATCGCCCGCTCCGCCTTGTCTGCGTAGACAGCGTCGGTGGCACCGTACAACTTCATCTCGGCGATCAGGTCGTCGAGCCGCGCCATGCGGTACTGGTAGCCCCAGTCCTCGTTGTAGGTGTCGCGGATCATCCGGTTCAGGGCAAGGCCCCACCCGTCGGGGATGCCCTCCCTGCCCTTCGCGTGGCGCCAGAGGTTCCAGCGGCCCTGACCGAGGATGCGCTTCTGCGTGCGCTCGGGCATCTGCGCCAGCAGGTCTTCGCCCAGCATGGGCGGCGGCTCCTGATCCAGTTCGCCCGAGGCGAGCAGTGCGTCAACGCTCGGGAAGCCCATATCCGTCCACGACTTCAGGACGGGGACCATGACGCACCGGCAGTTGGGGTGCGTGTGCATGTAGTCAACGGCAGGCCGGGTGTCGTCGGAGACGATCGACTCGACTGCCATCAGGGCATGGCCTCTACGTCAACACGACCCGACTCTGCCTTCTGAAGGGCGCCCCGGGACAGGAAGTCGTCGAAGCCCCGGTGCTGGGCAAGGGCGAACCCTCCCGCCTCCACGCCCGGGCTAATCTGCTCGATCGGGAAGACGCGCCCGTGCTGCGCCCAGCAGAGCGGGCAGGTGTCGCTGTCGGCTGCGCTGCTCCAGCGCCAGCCAGCGAGCAGGTCGGCGTTCTGGAGGATCTCCATGCGCTGCGCCTCGTGGTGGGCACGCATGACCTCGGTGCGGGCGAGCATCAGGTTCTTGTAGTGGCTCTGGTTGAGCGACTTGTCGAGTTCGTCCGCGATCTTGTTCGGGCCGTAGCCGAGCGCCACGCCTGCCACGAGGGAGTCCCGGGCTGCTTCGCTCGTCGTTCTCGCCCGTTCCCGCATCAGGGTGCGCAGGGGCGTGCCGTTGCTGGTCATGCCGACCACGGCATGGATCGCTTCCTCGGGCAGGACGGCGAAGGACAGGCTTTGCCCGTAGGTGGCGTCGGGGGCAGCGGCGCCGCCGAACGCCTCGATCTCGACCTGCGCCTGCCGCATGGCCGCTTCCTGCCCGTCCGCAATGATCCCGGCGCCGATCCCGTGGTAGGTGTCAACGTCGCCCTGCAACTGCGTGATGAGCGACTCGATGCGTTCTTGCTGAAAGACGTAGTGGCGCCCGCCGGGGCGTGTCTCCAGCCCTCCCGTGGGTTCTCCGTAGCGAGCGACGAACGCCTCGTAGCGAGCGACGTACGACGCCAGTTCGGCCTCTGCCCTGTCGCCCAGCGCGGCATAGGCGCGCCCGAGTTGAAGCGAAACCGTGCGATCGAGGCGATTGAGCGCCTCTCTCGAAGCCTCGGTCCACTCGTAGATGTCCTGCGAGTGCGTGAGATCGGGCACGGGTTACCTCGGGGGAGGCGGGGGCGTTCCCTTGCCGGGTGGCGCTGGCTCCTTGCCGGGCTGCTGCTGCTGGGGCGGGCGCCCGAACCCGCCGGGTCCCGGGGGTGGGACCACGCCTGACGCCATCATCTCTGCCTGCCGGGCGGCTGCCTGCCTGTCCTCGGCTGCCTTCTTGACCCGTTCCTGCGCAGGGTCGATGCCCGGGATCATGGACAGGAGGGTGTCCTTGCTCACGCCCAGCCCGCCCATGGCGGCGAGCGCCTCCAGATGCTCTTTCTCGTTCCTGCTCTCGGGGTCCATCCACGAGACGTTGATCGAGGTCGTGCCGGGATCTTCGACGGCGGGCATGGGCGCGATCCCGCCCGCCTTGGCGTAGGTCTTCTGGAGGCGGAGCACCATGCGCAGCGCCTCGACCCACGTACCGCCGCCCCACTCGATCTGGCGAGCGTCAATCTTGGCGACCAATCCCGCCTCGCTGACCTTCAGCGCCTCGCCGCTGGGCCAGCCGCCCGTGAGGTAGAAGCGGTGGGTGGGCGTGTTGCTGCGGGTGGCGATCCGGGTCATGGTCGCCTCGATCGCCTTCAGAAGCCCGTCAGGCTGGGCTGCCTCGAACTGCCCGAACTGGGCGTCCGTGTTGGCCGTGCTCCAGACCTCGCCCGGCACGTTCTTCAGGCTGCTCGTGTCGTCGATGCCCGTGACCCATCTCTGCGGGAAGCCCTGCTGGTCGAGCACCATGGCCAGATCGAGCAGTTCCTTGTTCAGGCGGTTCTGCTGGGGGATCGTGCCCCAGTGCTCGGCCCTGCCGAACCCGGACGAGCGGGCCTTGTTGGCGAAGTGGAAGACGGGCAGGCCCAGCGGCTTGCCGTCAACGCCGACCCACGAGATGGGCCACCCGCTGTCGCCCTCGTCCTGCCAGCGCATCCACAGGGCCTTCTCGTTGGCCTTCGTCTCGCACCAGTACTTCTCGATGCGGTCAGGGAAGTACAGGTTCATGCGCAGGATCGGGGTGGGCTTGTACTCGTTCTCGCCCGGCAGTTCGTCCTTCCAGACCTTGCTCACGTGCTTCAGGTTCTTCTGGCTGTCGTACCACGGGCGCACGATCTCGGGCTGGTTGAGCACGGCACAGACCATGCCGCTCGGCTCGTCCCAGTCGAGGAGCAGGAAGGCGTCGCCCTTCTTGGCCGCTTCGAGGTAGAGCCGCATCTGGAGCAGGTCGCCCTTGTTGCGATCCCACCACGTTGTCCACAGCCAGTCGCCAAGCGCCTGACTCTCGCAGTTGATCCCCACGACGGCGAGGCGCTCCACCATGGCGTCCACGACCGTCTCGCAGAAGTTCTCGTTGTACGGGATCGCGTTGCGCTCCAAGAACTCCTTGGCCCGCTCCGTGAGGTAGGTGGGCTGCTCGCCGTCGTAGTACATCTCGGCGTCCCGGTAGCGGCCCAGCCTGTCGTTGTCCATGTCTGCGCACTTTCGGAGCCAGTCCTGATCCAGCCCCTCCGCGCTGACGTTGGTGCCCTCTGCGGCAGGAAGATCGTTCTCGGCCATGGCCTGCTCCCTACGCTTTGTCGATGTAGCGTTGGCCCCTTAGCACAAGGTCGCCTCTGCGCACGACGGCTGGGCCGGGCATCGTGATGTACGTGCGGGACTGCGCTTCCCCGCCCTGCGTGAGAACGGCGAACCCGCCCGAGACTGCGTCGATCTGGTCGTCATGCTGTCCGTACGGGAACCCTTCTGCTTCGTCGATGAATGACGAGTTCCACTGTGCCCTGACCATGTAGAGGTTACCCGCTTCCGCCTGCGACGCAACGGGTCCTGCGCGGGTCGGCTTGTCGTGAACGGGGCGCGAGCCGCGCACGTTCCAGCCCGGGAGCACGTAGCGGGCGTAGTAGTTGATTAGGCTCTTGCCCGCTGCGCCCGGCTCCTGCTCGATCATCACGGGCACAGCCCGCCCATCACGCTCTGCCGTGGCATGGACGAGGCGCTCGACCCCGTTGCTGTTCAGGCGATCCCGCACGATGTCGGCGATCCACCACTGGGCCGTGGACACGTCGATCGCCACCAGTGCGCCCGCCGTCCAGTCGGGGTCGGAGTCGGGCGTGGCTGGAGTTGCCGCAAGGTCCCAGTAGCGCACCCAGCGCACCCGTGCTCCAGCAGGGCGCACATCCGCCCAGTTGAACCAGCGCGCCTTGAACATCCCCTCGTCCTGAATGTCCCAGTCGCCCGCCAGCATCCGGGCACGGGTGATCGGGTCCAACTGTGCGAGCGCCGTCAGGTACTCCTCCCTGTCGAGGCTCGGGTTGTCGTCGATCTTGGAGGGAACGAACACGGCGTCAGGGCGCCTCGTGGCAGGGGTGATGAAGCGTGTCTTGACCCACTCGTGCCCAAAGCCGCCCGGGTTGCTGCCAGCCCTCATGCGCAGGGGCACTTTCAGGCTGCGCTCCTTGCGCAGGCGGGAGAACAGGTACGTGTACATCGACTCCGAGAACTGCGTCAACTCGTCGAAGCCGATGAACTGGAAGTCGGCGCTCTGGTAGCGGTACTTCTGCCTGTCCGTCTGGAGATAGCCGAACGTCAGGGAGCCGCCCGCCTCGCAGCCCGAGCCAGCCCGCCCGTCCTTGCCGTCGTGAATGTCGCAGGGGCGCACCTTCGGGAAGTTCCACGTGTGCTCCCTGTCGTTGTAGTGGGCGTCTGTCTCGCCCAGCCACTCACGAGCACGATCGAGCAGGGCGCCCGGGAGCGAGAGGTCTGCGTAGGAACGCCGAAAGAGCACCGCGTTGTAGTGGGGCACGTCCACGTACTGGAGCGCCGCCATGAGCAGGGCGTCACTCTTGCCGCCGCCCGCCGCTCCCCCGAAGAAGACCTCTTGGATGTGGTCGAGCATCAGGAACGCCATCTGCGTCGGGTGCTCGTCGTACCGAGGACCGCCCGTGGCCGGGTTAGGCGGTATCCAGCGGGTCCACTTCGGTCGGGAGAGCGCCTCTAACTGGCGGAGCCATGCTTCCGCCTCCGACGCTGAGAGGGACGCCGCCCACTCTGACCACGAGATCGAAGGCGGCGGCGAGTTGCGTAAGCCTTTGCGACGCACCGAGGGAGGAAAGGTCGGTTCCTCCGTCAGCGATGGCTGCTGCAACGCCACTGCGAACCTCTACGTTCACTGGAACCTGTGCCCGTACGTCGGCAGGACCCCACTCATCGTAGCGCCGACGCTCCAGCCAGAACGCCGCCGCCTTCCAGTCGCCCGAGTTGGCGCTCGCCTTGATCCTGCCGACCATGGCCATCTCGTGGTGGGCCTCGGCCTCAAGGACGGCTTCCCTGAAGGCTCTATTTCTGGCGAGGAGTCGGTAGAAACTCGTCTCGTTCATCCCCGCGTAGGTGCAGGCAAGGCGCCTCGTTGCGCCGTTTCGCAGCGCCAATGTCAACGCCTGCTGCCGCGCAGGTGTCAGGATTGACCTCCTGCCGATCCTGCCCCGCGGGACGACTTCGTCGCTCATGGCTGGTTCAGCGCCCACGCGATGAAGGCATCCTTCATCTTCATCGGGTTGGGGGAAGTGAACGCCACCATCACCCCTGCGTGCTCGACGACGATCGAGAAAGTGCTGTCCTCGTTCTTGCCCATGGACAGGAGGCCGATGCTGGTGCCCTCGAAGGCCGCGGCGATCCCGCGCAGGAACTCTGCCTCGGACGAGCCGATGTCCGCCACGGGCACGTAAGACACGCCAGCGCCTACTGCCATCCCATTTCCTCCAGATCCGCCTGACTCGGGTGCTGTGCCCTGCCGAACGAGCAGGGCGGCTGCTGGGGCCAGTCGCAGGGAGCGGCGGCCCGGCCGATCTTCTCCCCTGCATGGTACGAGTGCCGGGCAAGCGCGCCCTTCGCAATCTGGCCACTGAGTTTGTGGAGGAAGCGCCTGCGGGCGTTGCGCTCGATCATGCCGGGCGTCATGGCTGACTTCAGGATCAGGAAGCGATCCTTGCCCTCGTCCTTGCACAGGCCGGTGCAATACTGGCCCAGTGCCGTGTACGGCCCGGGCATGACCGTCGCGCTGCCACAGAACGTGCAGACCCACGCTTCGCGGATCGGGGTGGAGACTGCCATGACGCTACCTCTGCGTGAACTCGAACATGGGCTGCCCGACGTGGGCCGTGCAGCGGTGGGGGCGCAGGATCGGGTGGACGACGTTGCCCACGGTGCGGTAGTCGCGCTGCATCCAGCCCTTCTCGGTCCAGAACAGGCCCGGGGCGTGACAGTCGTGACAGGTCACGGGTCCGAGCAGGTAGGTCATGTCCACCCCCGGAACGGCGCGGGGATTGGCGGTATCTCCTTCGGGACCAACTTCTCGGGCCAGAAGTCCCACGTGAAGTCGAAGGTGTCGCCCCAACGCACTCGCACAGGCTCGATCTCGCGGAGGTAGGGCTGGGCGATGCCGCTGACGGCAACGTGGGTGATAACCCCGCCGTCGTAGAAACCGATGCGCACCTCGAACTTGACCCGCATGAAGGGCGTCCCGTCCCGCTCCAGCCAAACCGGCTCCGGTGTCGGGAGCGGCAACATCTTGTAGCCGCCCTTGGTCTTGACGTAGGCGACGGCCTCGATCATGGCTCCTCCTCGTCGGTGTCCCTCGACTTCAGGGCCTCGAAGGACGAGACGGGGTGGGCCATGTTGCCTGCCGAGTGCTCCAGCCAGTGCGGCTCGCAGAGGGCGATCGAGCCAGCCCCACGGTTGACCTCCTGCCCGCCCATGTTGCGATACTGGAGTTTCAGGGTGAAGCGTTCGCCCGGCTCCTTGCACAGGACGCAGCCGCTCCCCTTCGTCCTGCCCCTCCCCCCGATGGGGGCGGACAGGTCGGCGAGCAGGCGTTCGAGATCCTCTTGGTCGTAGCCTGTTGCGTAGAGAGCATCTTCACGGGCCAGTTCCCCGAGGAGGGAGGCGAGGGCTGCCTCGTCGTAGGTGCCCAACTCCTGCGTCCTGTTGTCGGCGATCAGGTAGCGGGTGGCGTCCTGATCGTCGATCTCGACCATGACGGCGGCGATCTGGTCCCAGCCCAGCGCGACCGCTGCCTTCCACATATGGTTCCCGGCGAGGATGTGCCCGGTGCTTGCCTGCACCACCACGGGCTTCAACTGCCCGAATGTCTCCAGTGAGACGGAGATGGCGCCGATGTCCCCCTGCCGGGGGTTGCCCGGGTAGGGCGTGATCGAGCCGATCGGCACGGCGAGGTTGCCGAGGCGCTCCGCGATGTTGCTACTCATCCCCGCCTTCTCTCTCCACTTCACGCAGGGTCATGGTGAAGCCGTTCTGGCCCTTCACGGCGCGGGCCTTGATCTCGGTGAGGTAGCGCCAGCCATCATCGTCGAGGTAGCCCCGGTCGATGAAGGCGTCGATCACCGGCTTGACCGCCCCGATGTAGGCGTCGATCCCCTGTCCCCGGTTCTGCGAGAACCTGAACACGATGTCCAGCGTGGCCTGCCGAAACGGCTCCTTGCAGGGCGGCATGAGCAGGGCAGCATCGCGGCGCCAGCGTTTCCGCTCCTCGGCGACGACGTGGTAGTTGTTGCGCCGGGTGACGTTGTCGTTGTCGGGCAACCCGTCCATGGTGAGGGTGACGTGTCTGACGGCTAATCCACGGCTAACAATGTCGAAGTTAGTCATAGCCCGCACCTGCATGGTCGGCAATGGAAGTGGCCGCGTCGGCAGCCGTTGCAGCGCGGGCAGAGGTCGCAGGTCTTGCTCATCCCCCGGCCTCCTTCGTGGCGAGCCAACGGAACTGGCAGCGATGGCATGTCGCGTCGAAGTGCTCCTCCTTGCCGTGGTTGCAGGATCGCGGCCAACCACCGGGCGCTTTCCCGCTGCCATTCACCATGTAGACCACGCTCGGCTCGTTCTCGCCGCACTTCGGGCACGGCTCAAACTCAACCCTGTCCATCGGTGGCCTCCTTCGCCGTGGCGAGGGCGGCGCGGGCCGCGATCATCAGGTGCTCGTGGTGCGTCTGTGAACACAGGCCCATGCCAGCAGCGCGCTTCACGAT